GCTGCATCCAGCTACGCAATTCGTTTTCTTGCTGCCTTAGTTTCTCAAGGGCAATGAACTCCTCCAAGTCACCCTTTCTAATGCTACCCTTTCTTTTCTTGTTGCCTTTGCGTTTGAGCTCTTCCTTTGCAATAATAAGGTCAGATATTGCTCGACCACATCTTGTTAAATCACCTGTGTTCTGAATGGTCTTTTTGATTATTGCAAACGCAGCATTAGCTGCCGCCAGCTCGGCTAACATTGGTCAGCTTTTCTTCTTCGGCCTACCGGGCTTTTTTGCTGGAGCTTTTTCTTTAACAATCTTAGGCTCTTTCTTTTTGCCCTTGAGCTTTGGATTGAGGTCATAAAGGTGTGGCATGAACAGCCTCCCGAGTTTGTTTAAAATCCATGAGATAGGATTGGTCATTGTACACCTCATGAATAAGGACTATCGCCAAGCAAGCTGGCATCCCAAGCCGCTTTGAGTTTGTCTATGGTGTCAGCACTGCTTATGGCTGATGCTGCTGGCGCATCTCGCAAGCTCTTTTTCTTAGCAACAGATGCAGCTTTTGCTGTGGCGTCATCAGCTTCCATAGCCTTCATGTAAACCACGTCTTCTGCCTCAAGCAAAGGCTGACGCACTTCACGGATTTTGTCCTTGAAAAGCTCTTTGGCCTTAGTCATATCCTCTGAAATTACCTTGCCAGACAGCGACCATGCGCCTCTAAAATCACGGTTGCTTGGGATAGATGTAGCTTCTGCCTTATCTATCTGATTACCGTCTTTATCTACTATGTAGGTTGTTACAGCCATGTCTTTCTCCTATGCTGCTTTGCTAATGCGCCAAGCATTACGCCAGACACGAGTTTCTGGTAACTGGTCTTTTCTACAGATAACCATCTTTGGGCTGTTGCCCTCATCCCACGAACGCCAAACAGACTGTGGTATGTCCTTTTGAATTAGGTACTCTATTGCTTCTTCCTCGGTCATAGCTTCGACAGGCTCTGTATTGTGCAACAAATACCCTCTGGTATGCTTCTTAAAGTCTGGCTGTGCTTCATCCTTTGCCAGTTCCCAGTAGACCCACACTGGCGGTAAGATACCGCCCTGCAATGCACAAGCCATCCAGTTAGGATCAGGCACAAGTATCTTAGCACACTCGTCTATGTTGTCTTCATAGACAACACGATAGTTTGATTGATATTTATCTAAATTTTGTTTTGCCCAACAAAGCCTATCCCAAAGATGAATGTTTTTAAAATTAGGTGTTTCCATTAAGCTAGGTCTCCTTGAATTACGACATGAAAATCACCTACATCTTGGTCAGTTCCTGCATAACCTCTAACACCATACTGAGCAGATGTTTTGCTACCAAAACTACCAGTAAAATTATTACCAAAATACAAATAATCATTTACTGTAGCAGAACCACTTTGAAAAATTGTGCCGCTATAATTTGCATTACCTAAACTAGTTGTAAAAGATATTGGATAAGACCTTCCTGTCCCCGCATCTGTAATTGATCCAATATTAAAACTATCGTAAGCCTCATGTGTTCCTGATTGTTCAAAGTAAATCCATGATTTACATGAACCCTCCACTACATAGTTTGTACCAATAGACCCAGCGGTGCTGTGTTCTAGTTGGTCTGCTACAATTTTTCCAGCCATTATGCAAGATCCCCATGTATTGTTCCATTTTTTACACCATCAGCAGAACCGCCTGAACTGTTAACAGTTCTTAATTTAAATTCAGATGAACTGTTTGCTATACCCTGATAAGGATATTGTCCTGCTGCTGTATTTTGAACAGAGTATGTATTCGCACCAGTATTCATATTGTTCGTTAAAGAATGATTGCTGTTACCTAACCCTATATCCGTAAATCCGCTGACATTAAATGAGTCGCCCTCAATAGATTGAGAAGAATCTGTAACAGAGCCAACCCAGCCCTTTGCCAACCCCTGCTGAAGATTAGTTGTCGTGCTATTACCTTCGCCTGTAACAGAAATAGAGCCAGCAGTGCTTGTACCAGTTATTGTGTTTGCCTTAAGTGTACTCATGCTAAATCCCCATGTACTACTGCGTGTGTGACACCATCAGTATAAGTACCAGTATAGCTTACAGAACCACATTCATATTGAGAGGTAGAAACCATATAATGTTTATAATCGTAAATTTGTGAAGATCCGTTAATCATTTGACCATTTGAAACATCAAAAGCACTTGTAATATTTAGTCGCGAACGGCCTGTAGCTGTATCCAAATAACTGCTAATATTAAGAGTTTTAGAATCACCGTTTAAAGAACCAGCAGCTTGATCTCCATAACCGTGAAAAGCCTTTGCTGCACTTTGCTTTGTCAACGTAGCTGGGCTGCTACCATCACTTGCTACGATTGTATCTGCTTTCAACGTACTCATTTAAACCACCGTATATGTTTCGCCAGAGCCAACAGTAACCGTCACACCGCTGTTGATTGTTATAGGACCAGCAGACATGGCGTTCTTGCCATTCGTAATAGTGTAGTTTGTCGTAACAGTCTGACCGTTTTCATAAAAGACTTGGTCTGAACCGCCGCCAGTTGCACCAGCCGATATGCCTGTAAGGTTTGAGCCATCAATAGCTGGTAACGTACCAGTAATATTAGCCGCTGGTATGTTGGTAAGGCTTGCTCCGCTGATTGCTGGCAAAGCACCAGTCAACTGTGACGCTGCTATACTTTTGTTGGTCAGGGTTTGCGTTGCTACTGTACTTACTAGTTCGCCATCACCACCCGGTGGCAGCGTAAGTGTATTTGTAACATTATTCAAGTGTGCTTGCGCTTTAACAGTTTGACCGTGTGTATTAGCCTCACAGTTAAATACTATAGTGCCGGGATTAGTATTACCTTTAACAACTACATTTCCAGTGCCATCTGCTGTTAAATCTATTGTGCCATTGGTATCTGTTGAAGTGATAGCGTTACCATCGAGCTTGAGGTTATCAACCCGGAGGTCAGTCACAACGCTGTTTGTGCCAATCGTTACGCCGTCAATAGCACCGCCATCTATGTTGACCGAGTTAGCGGCTTGAGTTGCTATAGTTCCGAGGCCGAGGTTTGTCCGAGAGGTGCCAGCATTAGCAACGTCACTGAGGTTGTTTGAGGCCAGTAAGTCACCAGAGCCAGAGCCTGCCGGACCTTGTGGGCCTTGTGGACCTTGTGCGCCGGTAGCTCCTGTAGCTCCTGTCGAACCTGTAGCGCCGGTTGACCCGGTTGCACCTGTAGCGCCTGCCGGTATTCCAAAAGTAAAATCAAGTGTAGCTGCTGACGATGAACCGCTGTTGGATATTGCAACAGTAGGCGTTGCACCAGCACTAAGGCCACTTGCACTTATACTGCCTACTGACAGTGTACCTGATGGGCCTTGCGCTCCTGTAGCCCCTGTAGAGCCCGTTGCTCCCGTAGACCCAGTTGCCCCTGTTGCGCCCGTGGGGATGCCCAGAGCAAAAGTAGCCGTGCCACTGCTAACTGATACAGATGCGGTAGGAGATGAGCCAGTGCTCAAACTAGAGACATTGACCGCCGCGCCAGTTACTTGCTGGGTTGCTTCAGGATTGCCAGTAGAGCTGTTGAAACCTAGCACTTTACCAGCTCGCGTATCCTTGTCGGGTAGCTCCATGTCTATGGTTGTAGGGTCATCGACCGGGGCTAACAAAGCTCGACTGTCTCGTTCCTCTCTATCACCAATAAGCATGGTCATAGTATCGAAGTCTGCTTCTAAGCTAGTGGCTGTTATATTGCCGCCTGCTGTGTATACGCTTGTCCGAGCTGCTGGTACGTCCGATAGAATGGTAACAGTGGTTGTGCCTGCCGGGACATTGCCAGTGGTAAAGACAACTTTGCCGGTGCCATCAGTATTGAGGCCAGCCGCATCTGCACTTGTCTTGATATTATAGTGAGTGCTTTCTGTTTTCTGCGTTCCGTCTACAAACACCTTTACATCAGATGTCGCGTTGACCTGAAAACTAAAACTGACTTCAGCCGCGCCACTAGCAACAACTCTGCGTGTCTGGTCATTGACTGAGAAGGTAGCCATTTTCTATTCCTCTCTTTTGGTATTTGTACATCATAATCACTGTTTTGTCACCGTTAGTCTTGCATCATAAAGTGCCGAGCCCCAAGTTCAGCATCAACCTTTAGCAGACGTTGCCGAGCTTTAGCTCGTCTATCCGACAATATGCCCTTCAACTCTTTGAACCTGTCCTCATCTGTAGGCAAATTGTAATAGTCTGCTTCTGTATCTGTGACCTGATATTTTAACGCATTCAACAGAGTTTCTTCAGGGTCAAAACCAAGTTCGCCTAACACTTTGCCTTCATCATCTACCTCATTGATAAGGCGTACAAAATTATTATACTGCTCGTTATTGAGTTTTAGCCCGTCAATTCTGTCTCGGTGAAAATCAAAAACGCCTATGCCGGTTTCACTAAGTCTTATAAGCTCTTGGTCTAGCTCATTATATTCGCCTGTCTGTATCCGCATAGGGTTAAACATCTCATCGCGCCTGCCTTCACCCTGAGTTTTAGACCTGCCCCAGAAATCAAGTTTGTCAGGCAAGTCCTTGGTAAAATATGGATTTCGCGCTTTTGCCTTTTGTAATGATTGATAGAACCCCTGCATGAACGGCGGCAGCTCGGTATACAAGTCTCCTGTGATAGGGTCTACACCAGCAGGGAGCTTTGTGCTCGATGCAAATGGGTCGTTGAGCCTCTCCATAGTAGCTTGAAAACTGTTAGTCGAAACTAGAGGATATTGACCATTAGTGATGTAGTTCTGACCGTAGCTTGCTAAACCGAAGACAGAGCGGTCCAGATTGCCAAGGACATTTGTGCCGACACTGCCAGCAGTTTTTCCAACAAATTTAAAGAAAGTGTCAATGGTATCTTCTCTCGTTTGAAATGAGCTACCGATAGCATTACGTATTTCAGCAACACCTTGAAGAAACGGTAGGTTTGTCGCGTACTCTGCTATAGACAAGGTATAGATTTTTGCCAGAGTAACTAAATCATCTGGGTCATCAGTGTATTTGGCATACTCAGCCATATCCGCACCAATCGCCAACATGGCAGAAATTGGGTCAAACCTACTAAATGAGTGGAAGCGATAGCTGCCATCCTCCATTTTAAAACCAATAGAGTAGGGCGGCACATTTGCAGACCCGGATACTATGTTCTTAGTCGCGAATTCTTTTCCAAGCCTACCAGTTACAATGACATCATCACCATAGTCTCCGTTTGCCAAGCTAAACAAAAAGGCAGCAGTGCCATTGCCTATAGCTAACTTTGCCAAAGCATCATCCAGCTCCTTGCCAGATATATCGCCTTTAATTGCTTTATAGACTGGTGACCAGTTCAATGTTCTATCGAACGCCTCATTAATCACATTGGTCGGTGTGTTATAGAACGGGATCACTGTTTTGATGCCCGGTATTGAGTTAATAAGAGGGCCAACATTTCCAAAAAAACCGTCAGGCTTGCCTTGGAACGTCATCTTTCTAGCTTCAGTGGTCATCAAGTCTTTTACATCTTGGCTGGGGCTAGTCATGATTTTCACGTATTCTGCCTCGGCTAGTTGTTTGGCCTCATCACGAGACACCCCAGAGCGTCTTGCTTGCTGAAACACAGACTGCATACCTCTGTAAGCCTCACGATAAAGGACACGGCGCTGAGTAATTACCTTAAAATATTCATCTTCAGTTGCCAGCATACGTCCGGGCAGACGAGATGAGATGCCCATAAGGTCAACAAACGATTTAAAGAAATCACCTTGATTGATTGCACTAGCTACGTCTTGCAGATTGTCGGTGCCGCCGAGAGCTCGTCTGGTCCGCAAGTCTATCTTAGTGACGAAGTCTGAGCTTTCACCAGTGACCATTGTTTTGCCCATAAGCAGAAACGCATCTTTTTGAGCCATCATAAGTCCATGTGCTTCAGCCGCAGCCTCTCCAATATAGCGCTGGTCACCTACGTCACCGCGTCTGCCGCCTAATGTCCTGACTGTGCCAATGACACCAGATAGTCCACGCTCAGCCAATGACAGCATTTGAAAAGAGGCGTTGCCTGCAATGTTGACCATGTGAGTTACCGGGCTTGAAAGCAGGGCGTTTATGTATTGCTCCATAGCGAGGTCATAGGTCTTAGATGCCCAGCCACTCTCCGCATACTTTGCTTTTTCAGATGGTTTCTGCAAAGTGAGGAACGTATTGAGGTGATAATCAATCAAACCATCATCCATGCCCTGCACAAACTCATCTAGTTGGTTTGCGTAGCTTGTAAGATTGATGCCTTCTAGCTTTGATATATTGCTGACTACTGACAGGCCCCGACCATATTCTGAGACGTTACCAGCGACTTGAGCGGCAAGGTTGCTCTGCACCGTAGCCATGAGCCGTAGTTTCTTAAATGCCTCCTCTTTGGCTGGCTCATCCATATCAAGGGCTTTTCTAGCATTATCACGCAATTCACGACCCATTTTGATGACAGCCGCCAAACCAGCCAAGACCTCTTCGGGAGGTTGCACTTGTCCCGGTTTACGACCGAGAAACTTGTGAATGATTGCATCGTACCCCGTAGCTTGAGCCATAGCCATAAGTGCGTCCATTGACTTTGTTTCACGGCGCATCTGGTTGAACAGCTCTTTATTGTTGTTCTTGATGTTGGTAAGGACGACTTCCATATTGAACTCGCCTTTGTCCATGCCATCAAATATTTCACCAATTCTTCCGAGGTTCAGTCCTTGTTGAAAGCCGCTTTGGTCTAGCGCTTGGTTCAAAGCCTTGAGGTCATCATCAGGCATAGCCTTGATAACGATGTCACCTGACTGCATTTTTGTGACTTCATCGTCTGGCACCATGCTGCCAAAGGACCGGCGCTCTGCATTTTCGACAGCTTTGCCCAGAGAGGTGATAGCTTCTTTAAGTAGTTTTGCCATCATTTGCCTCCGTGTCTGTTTGCGAGGCCGCACCGGCTGTAACAGCCACAGGCCCGACAATGCCGTATTTCTCTAGTATCTTGACCGCTTTATCGTCAAAGATGACATAGTTGCGCTCTGCCGCTTCATCAGCCGTAGCTGCACCTCTGGAGCCAGCGGCACGGTATTTAAGGCCGGGGATGCCAAAGTCATTTAAAAGCTGAGATGCGTCCATAGTTGCGCGGAGAGTTTGATTGGGTGCTGTTTCTAAAAACCTTTGCAAGTCAGTGAGTATGTCATCACCAGTAGGTGAGTAACCTTCTGTCGGGCTTTCCCCTCTTATGGCTGCCAGTGCCTTGTAATCGAATCGGTCATAATGCTCTGGCCCACCCGCTAATAAATCACCAACAAGATTTTCGATTTGTTTTTGCACTACTCTAGGCTGTTGATTCAACGGTGTATCATAATCCAGCAATTCGTCAGGCTTGGGAGCAAGGCCGACTTTGTATGTTTTGCCGCCTTTGTCGTTAACGGTAATTCTGCCACGCAGTTGTTTAAGTTTTTCTAATTCTTTACTGGTTGACCTAATTGCTTGCACGTTGTCAGCCTGAACCATCTCTTGCAAAAATTCTTCTGAGCTTTTAATTGCAGCTTCTAAATCACCATTTGTTGCCCCTAAATCGTCTGCAATGTCTGGGTCAACTAACTCATCGTTAATGTTATTGCCGCGAATGTATGGCTTGCCATCTATGTCCACGCTTCTGGTCATCATGTTTTTGTAAAATCCAGCTATGTCCTCGCTGTCAGTAAAATACAGCCCATGGCCGTATGCCTGTGCGCCTTCGCCCGTGCCAATCATCTCTAGGCGAAACTCATCAAAGTCTGCGCCAGAACCGTGAAAGGCTATGATGCCGGGTTCTTGTTCAGTTGGTTTTACTACAGATACAGGGTTTTCAGCGGTTGGTGGCTCAAACTTGCCTGTCTCAAAGTATCGCGCCTGAGCCGTAATTATATCATCAATCATGGCCGTAGGGTCTACGCCCGATGCCAGTGTAGTGCCGGACTGTCGTTCAGCAACACGGGCAGGGGCTCCGGCGGCAAACGCTTTAGCACCTCGCTTTGCTGCTTGTGCAACTGGCACTGCCCCCGGTAAAGAAAAGAATGAGCCTGTTTCTGCTGCA